TCAGTCTTCCGGTGTTTCGGCTTCGAGTCTCGCGTTCGGATCGTCGTTCGCGGCCATGTCGAACTCTTCACGGTAGATGATCGGACTGTTCACCCAGTCGGCGTCCGCGTTCTCCTTGAGACGGCGTGCGAGTTCCTGAAGCAGCTCGTCATTCGAAGCGTTTATTAGTGCATCTGATATTTGTAGTTGTGATATATCACTGTCATCCAGCAGCCCAAGCGCGACTAGACCGTTTATAGCTGAAACTCCGTATGCGCGGGCGATTTTCACGACATTTTCCGGAGAGAGTTTCTCTGGGAGCTGCCGATAGAGGGATGAAGGGACTATTCCGGTGTTGTCAGCCACGGTGTTAACCGTATCTGGCCCGACTGTCTTTTTATACCATGTTGCAATACTCATGTTTTGCATTATGCAATACTTCTTCTGAACTTGCAACACGCCGAGTGTCGCTTCTCGCTTGACTTTTTTCGCAATATGCGATTATATGAATTGCAGAAAGCAAAAGAAATATTGCAGGTTGCGAAAGGAATCACTGATGGCTGAATACAAAATGCAGTTCCGAGACGGCTTCCTAGACCGAACCAAACAAATGAGCGGCCTCAAAACGGACGAAGCCTTCGCCGGAGCAATAGGAGTCAGCGAAAGCGTCCTAGCCAGAGCCAAAAAAACCAACGAATGCACACCACTCATGCTCATAGGACTCTACAAAGCATTCGGCTTCCAACCCGGAGAAATCGCCCAAATCAAACAAACCGCCTAATCACACCACACACGCCAAGGAACCACAATGAAAATCACCACACCACACGGCACTCTCGAAGGCGAAAACATCGAAGCCATCCTCAAAAAATACGGAACCGCCTGCCTACTCGGTGCATACCTGCGCTATGTAGACCTGCGCGGTGCAAACCTGCGCGGTGCCGACCTGTTCCGCGCCGACCTGCGCGGTGCAAACCTGCGCGGTGCCGACCTGTGTGATGCCAACCTGTATGGTGCCTGCCTACTCGGTGCCGACCTACTCGGTGCCGACCTGCGCGGTGCAAACCTATCGGAACTCACCGTCGCCCAAACCAGCATCCTTCCGGATGAAGGCGACATCATCGGCTGGAAAAAAGCCCTCGCACTCGACGGAGCGCCCATCATCGTAAAACTTCTCATTCCATCCGACGCAAAACGCTCCAACAGCACCGGACGCAAATGCCGCGCCAGCACAGCGCGAGTGCTCGACCTGCAAGACAGGCAAGGCAACAGCCTTCCACCAGACACCACGGCATACAGTTCATTCGACCCAGACTTCACCTACAAAAAAGGCGAAACCGTGCACGTCGAAGACTTCGATACCAACCGGTGGAACGAATGCGCCCCCGGCATCCACTTCTTCATCACCCGCATCGAAGCCGTCGAATACTAGGAGACTCCAAGTGAACACTGAAATCCAGCGATTCGAGTTCAAGGGCGAATCATTACGCGCCCTGACCAACATGGCGGGGGAGCCTTGGTTCGTCGCCAAGGGCGCATGTAACATCCTCGGCATTGACACAAATCATCTCCGCGAAGCTCTTGATGATGACGAAATCACAAACCTCCGTAATTCGGAGGTTTGGAATCAGCCGGGGCGTGCGCCTCTCATCATCTCTGAGCCTGGTTTGTACAAGCTCATCATGCGCTCGCGTAAGCCGGAAGCGAAGGAGTTCCAACGCTGGGTGACACACGAGGTGCTGCCGTCCATCCGCAAGCATGGCGCATACATGACCCAGCAGACGTTGGACAAAGCGCTCACCAGCCCGGACTTCTTGATCCAGCTCGCCACCAAGTTGAAGGAGGAGCAGGAGAAGGTCAAGGAACTGGAACCGAAGGCTCAAGCGCTTGATGATTTCACGAACGTGGAAGACAGGCTGCTTGTCCGCGACGCGGCAAAGGTCCTGTCGAACGCCGGAACCCCCATCAAGGAAAAACAGTTACGCGAGTGGATGGCCGACCATAACTGGATTTTCAAATCCGGTGGCTCTTGGCGGGCAACCGCAGAGCATTGCACTGCCGGTCATCTCGTGATGGTCATGTCCCAAAAGCATGGAGTCAAGGATGATGGCACGGAGTTCGCCTTCCCTCCCACCGTGCGCATAACCCGCAAGGGGTTGGCACTACTGCACAAGCGTCTTGGCGAGATCGCCCTAGACAAGGCGCTTGACGCGGAGGTGGCGGAATGACGTTGTTGAATCCTCCCGCACCACCACAGGAGTTCGTTCTTGACACTGGCGGACACTGCGTGTTCCGCATCAACGAGCGGAAAGGCGCATCCATCGTCGAAAAGGACGGAAAAAAGACGAGCACATTGTATGCGATTCCAGAATCGAAACTGGCTGCGTTCATCCAATGGGCTTCCGACGTTCACGGTCAATCACGATAGGAGACAGTAATGGAAGACGATTACAAGACCCGCATGGTCGAGGAGTTCCACGAACTCAAAGACAGAATCAACAAGATCAACGACATCATCGAAAAATACAATAACGGCCAACGGGGACACATAACCGTAAGAGAAGCCTCCCTGATGATGGCTCAATCCTATATCATGCAGGATTACGCGCTGGTCCTCTTCGACCGTCTCACAGTAGCGGGCATCAACCCCGAATCCGACGATATGGAACCGGAGAAAACGCCACTGCCACCTGAACCGCAATCGCATGGATTCTTCATTCCACGCGACGGCTCGCCATACCTGATTCTCCATGACATGGACGACACATGGTCATACGTGAAGAACAAGCCGGGCGTCATGAGCAAAATCCACAATTGGGCTGAACTTACCTACGGTGTCAACTTATTCAGTGGATACCGCCACTGGAGCGAACTGGTCAAAGACTTCCAAGATTCAGCGTTCCCTCTCATCCCGTTGAACTTCTCAGGTATGCCGGCCATCGCCAAGGCGCTCGCCGACAACGACTGATTCTTCCCCATCCGCCTGCAACCCGGATGGGGACCCATAAGCTTCGCCAGCCACTCCGATAAACAATCAAACAATGGAAAATTGGACGTTTATCGAATATCCACGTTCACCGGCTGGCAAAGATGGAACATCCCATGATGTCCCATGCCGTGGCGAAACACATCCAAACGAACCGTCACAAGCGTTTGCATACACGCGCCGCCACGGCAATCGTCCAAGCCCACGCAGTGGGAACAGGAACCGTACCACAAGACCATCGCCAATCGAACCAGACACCACATCTTCTCCTTTCTAAAAGGCATAAGACGATGATCTTGAACGGCTCGCGGTCCGAATCCGCGCTTGGACGCCAGCGGCATGACGTCAACGCCACCCATCGGGACGAAGTTTTTCACTTGGTTTTCTCCGTCCCGCATCGGGAACGATGGTCGGCCAGACTGGTTTCCCTTATTTTCCCAGTCGCCCCGCACACCCTTTTGCGAGCCAACCGTCCAGCGTCATGCCGCAACCCGCTTACACCAACCACCAATCCAAGGAAGGAGCACACACAAATTGACGGCACCCATCATCTTCGAAGACGGCATCCTCACCAAAGACGAGGCAATCGCCTTCACGAAGGTAGGAAAGAAAACATTCGAAGACCTGTACGGGTTCCTCGGATACCAATCCGGCCAAAACAAACTCTTCACAAAGAAGGAACTCCTACTCCGATTCTACGAAATCAAGGACCAAGCAAAGGAGATCAAACAATGACCGCCAGACGACTAGTCACCCCGAAAGACGTGCGCGACAGACAATTCCGACTCTCATTCCCATTCATGGGATACGACGCCAACCAAGTTGACGACTTCCTAGACGACTGCGCGCTCACCATCCACGCCCTCTGGAACGAAAACCGGAAACTCGCCACGGAAAACAGACGACTCCAATACGAGAACCAAACCCTCAAAACCGACGTGAGCTTCTACAAGCTCGCAGTAGACACCATCGAACACCAAACCAAGGAACAACAATGACCAACACCCCCAAATACGACTTCAGCAGCCTCCGCCCCGACGAACTCAACTCCACCATCGCCGGACTCACCGCACTGAACAAACGAAGCGCCGAAGCCCTCAAAGCCGCAAAGGAAGAATGGCGGCGCTCGCATGACGGCGGCGATAAGGAGCACGCCGTGTTCGCCGGAATGGATGCGGGTGAAATCAGTCTCAGCAAAGGCACCGAAGGCCATTACGAGGTCGTTGACGAGCGTGCGTATGGTGCCATGCTGCATGACAGCAAGTTCCTCATCCCCGGTGGGAACGATGCGGCGGAGGCCGTGTGGATGCCACGCCCCGAAGCGAAGTCGGAAGCCTATCTGAAAGCCATGATCGCTGACCATGGTGGCGAACTCCCACCCGGCGTCGAGTTCAAGCCGGGACGCGCCCAGACCGTAACGCTTCGCACCACGAGAGGATTCGCGGACAAGGCGTTCACCAGCGAGATAGTCCCGAAGATGTTCCAGATGCTCACTTCAGCCAAGGAAGAGTAGCCATGTGCAAAAGCCTTACCATCACCAACGAGCAGGACACTTGGAGCCGCGCCCAGCTCGCGGCACTGTCCCAGCTTGGAGTGCAGAACGCGCAGCCAGCCGACTTGGCGGTGTTCCTGCACCAATGCCAGCGTACCGGACTTGACCCTTTCAGCCGTCAAATCTACCTGATCGAACGCCGTCAGAAGCAAGGCAACGAATATGTTTCCAAGCAGACAATCCAAGTCGGCATTGACGGTTTCCGTCTCATCGCCCGTCGTGCGGCGGACAGGAACCATGAACTGTTCAGCGAACCGGAAACCCTCTGGTGTGGAGAGGATGGCGTCTGGCATGACGTGTGGATCGCCCAGACCCCTCCGGTCGCGGCGAAGGTCACCGTCCGCCGTGGCGAAGGCGAGTTCACCGGCGTGGCCCTCTACAGGGAATACGTCGGAACCCGCTACGACAAGAATCTCCACAGGCAGGTCCCCACCAGCATGTGGGCTTCGAAACCGGTGACCATGATCGCGAAATGCGCGGAAGCCCTCGCATTACGCAAGGCGTTCCCGCAGGATTTGAGCGGCCTGTACACGACCGACGAGATGCAGCAGACCAACAACGAGACCGAAGAGGAAATGGTCGAAGCCGAAGTGGTTGACGAGCAGCCACGACAGAAGCCACGCCAATACGCTCCGCAGGTCCGTCAAGGCCAGCCGGAGCAGGTCGCCGCCCAGGCTCCACCCAATGGCCTCGCCAGTCCCGACCAGTTGAAGACAGTCACCGACATCCTCCGCGCCTGCCAGATCAAACCGGATGAAGCTGACGCGTTCATCCAGAAAATCCTCCACGACCAGACGGTCACGAGCGTGAGCCTCACGGCAGTGCAGGCACAAACATTCATCAACGAATACCACAAGCACATGCAGCAGCAAGGAGCAGCACAATGAAATACGACCCGAAGAAACTCACCTACGGCGACGCGCTCAGAATCTCGACAGCCAACATGACCGTCACCGTCGAAGTCGGAGGCGTACAGCATGTCGCCGGCAAGCTGAAGCACATCGACATGGACGACGCGCTCGCCTGCGACGATCCCGCGCTCCGTGATCTCATGGCATTGTCGCTCATCATCACGGACAACGAGTATTTCGTCGTCCGTGACGACGATAAGGGAATCCTATGCCCGGCCATCAGATTCGACCGTGACCTGAACGTCACTTGGAACACGATCATCTCCATCGAAGAGAATCCCGACGACGGCGTGGAGCTGGATGTTTCCGATTGGAAGGCGACGCTCGTCAAGGTCGAGACCCCCACCGCCGACGAGGACAAGCCAACCGACGACACCCAAGCCGAGGAGTGGGAGAAGCAGCTTCCCAAGGCCAACGGATTCTACAAGGCCGCGACCGGCAGCGTATGGCTCCACACGGGCGACACTTGGACGCCCATCCTGGACCATCACGGCAACGTTCCGCCGCACGCCTTGCAGCAGACCACCGAGGCATTCGCCGTCAGCAGCGGCCATTCGAAACGATTCCCGTTCGAACGCCTCAGCGAGAAGAAACTGCCGACCCGTCCGGGCTTCTACCGCAACAAGGACAAGACGAACCTATACCACCTCAACAGTTGCGGCGTGTGGAAGCTCATCGCCTACATGGGACCGGACTTCGACTTACAGATGAAGGACCCATGGGATTCACCACTCGTACCGGTGTTTGGTGGCGAGGTCGTGTCCGAGAGACGCGTCCGAAACGACATGCCTCTCCACTACTGCACCCTCGGTCTCAAACAGCCGAAGGAAGCGGTCTGCGAGGCGAACTTTTGAACATCACCAGACGAGCCGGATGCACGTGCGCGTACTGCGTGCGTCACGATCCAGTCAAGACGGGACTCATCCCATACTGCCGTAAATGCGGCAAAAGCACTTGCGCCGCCGCGCGAAGCCACATGATCATGTGCAACGTCGAAGCGTCCAACAGCCACAAGACGGCTGACCGTCTCAAAAACATGAAAGCCGAAGACCAGCAGGGATGGGTCGGACTCGAAACCCATCCACGACACGACAAGGAGAACAAGCAATGAGCACTCCGACCATCATCCTCGTGGGACGAATCGTCAAAATCAAAAAGGACGGCAACCTGTTCAACGCCGGAACCACGAAGAACGGCAAGAACTACATCCAGTTCCGCATCCTCTGCTCCAACAGGGTCAAGAACCCGGACGGCTCATGGGGTTACGGCGCATCCTGCTCACGCACCTGCGAAGCATGGAACGATCTCGCCACGCACATCCAAAACAGCATCAAGGAAGGCGACGAATATATCGTCATCGGCAACGAGTCCGATGATCGTTTCGATGATTCGTCCGGCGTCACCCACTACACGCAGAAGGTCAACGTCCGCGAGATCGGTCCGAGTCTCCGATGGGGCACCGCCCAACTGGTGAACGCAAGCCAGCAGTGCGGCCAACGCCAGACCACATCCACAGCCGCTCCCGCCACGCCGCAGCAGGCAGGCCCCGACCCGTGGGGTGGCAGCGGATTCGACGGATTTAGTCAGCCCGCAGGAGAACCGGCGTTCTGATGTCACGCAACCGACAGTCGGCCAAAAAAGCCGGAACGGCAATGGAAACGGCGGTGGAACACTACCTGCAATGGGCGTTGGGCGACCAACGCATCATCCGCCGCCGTCTCCACGGCAGCGACGACCTAGGCGACATCGCGAACATCTTCTTCCACGGGCAGCCGGTATGCGTGGAAGTCAAGAACACCAAACGCCTCGACGCCACGAAACACTACAACGAGGCGGTCGAGGAGGCCGGAAACCTTGACAGCCCCTACCCGTGGGTCGTGCAGAAGAAGCCACGCGTCGGCCTGTCCACGCTCGAACGAATCGGCCAACAGCTCGCATACACGGATCTGGAAACCTACCACACCATGTGCGCGTTGACCGGACGGTTCACTGAAAAATTCGACATCGACCTCATCGGGCGGAGCGGACAATACGTCTGCATCACCTTGGAGAACCTAGCCCTCATCCTCAACGACGGACTGCCACTCGGACCGGAAGGACAATCATGACCGCGATAGTCGCCACATGCGCCCTCATCGTCAGTGCCATCGGATTCGTCATCATGCTCTGCTCGTTGGACCTCATCGACCGTAACAGGCCGTCAGGCGACTGGATGTGGATATTGGGCATGACCCTAGTGGAGGGCGGTTCGATAACCATCTTCACCGACATCGGGATAGGACTCATGACATGACGGGAGAATCTGAAGTGAGGGACGGCTACACCCGACTCGACAACGGATTCTGGGCCGACGCGAGGATATGCAGACTCCGCGACGAAATGCCAAGAGCGGCGCTCATCTACGTCATGGCATTGAGCTGGTGCAGCTGCAACCTCACGGATGGAGACATCGACGCCGACCAGCTGACGTACACGCTTGGCGCATCCGAACAGGAGATCGAAACCCTCATCGACCTCGGCCTGTTCCAACAGACCATCACCGGCGTGCGCATCAACGAATACCAGTCGAACGGGAACCACACCAGAAAAGAACTCGCCGACCGGACGGCCCGCAACACGGCAAGCAAACGCCGAAGCCGCGCACGACAGGAATCCGACGACAAGTATTCCACCGATTTCGAAACCTTCTGGAAAGCGTATCCACGACACGTTGACAAGCGTCCAGCCTGGAAAGCATGGAAGAACGCCATCCAAGACACAGGCGCGGACACCATCATCAACAGCGCCCGAGCCTATGCCAGACAGGTTGAGATCGAAGGAACCGAACCCAAATACGTCAAATACGCGGCCACATGGCTCAACGCGGCGGGATGGGAAAACGAATACGACATCCGACCATCCCTCACCCTCCGCACCAATCCGACCATGATGAGCCGCAACGAATCGAACCGCATGGCGAACCTCAACAGGGCATGGCAGTACATGAGCGACGAGGAACGCCAACGGGCGATGGGAGGAACAGGATGATAACCAAAGGAGAGGCCGCGATGTTGCTGACCACGATCAACGCGCATCACGGCAACGCCCAATGGGACGACCTGCAATTGGACGAGTTCTACCGCGAACTCGACAAGCGCAACAACATCCAAGACATGCGGACGGCGGTCGTGAGATTCTATGCGACCAAATCGGACAAGTGGATGCGTGCTGCCGACGTCAACATCCTCTGCAAGAAAATTCGTGCGGGCCGGATTCCCGACGAGAACACCATCCAGCAGCTCGCCGCCAAGCATCACGTCACGGCGGACGACTATTGGGAGTTCAAACGTCGCGTCATCTTCGGCACCGCGCGGGAAGCTAAAGAGTTGGGCGAAGCCGTCAGCAAAGCCCTCGAACAGGCCGACCGTCCGCAAATCGCATCCAAGCCCATCACACGCCAGCCAACCGTGGACGACGATCTGGGAGACCTGTTCAAAACACCATGAGCAAATGGAAGGAAACCAACAAGTACGGCATCCGTGAAAGCAAAGCCGCCTACTGGCGTTACACGCGGCGGATGGACAAGGAAGCCGAAATCCTCAAGGAACTCGAACCACAGCCTCCCACGCATGTGGACCTGACCGGACTGGAAACCTATATCCAACGATTACGTGAATCCAAGGAGCCAACAATGGACGACAATTATCTCATCTGGTTCGATGTCGAAACCAGCGGACTCGACCCAATGTCCGACAATCTACTGGAAGTCGAAGCCAGAATCACCGACATGAAGGGCCTTCAGGTGCCACTTGCCGACGACCCCCTGATATTCCATAGGGTCATCCGTTTCGATGACAACACGCCAATCCGCGCGTTCAACAGCACGACCATCGACATGCATTCCAGAAACGGACTCATCGGCGAATGCATGAACGCGGAAGACACGCTCAGAAACGTGGACCAGCAGATGTTTGTCTGGCTCGTCGATACGGGCCTCGACCCCGGTCTCATGCATCCAGCCGGAATCAACGTCCACTTCGATATCCGATGGCTCGACGTGAACATGCCCAACACGAGCGGCATCCTCCACAAGCTCAGCCACCGGCGACTCGACCTCACCAGCTTCCGCCTCTTGCAACTCGCCCACGGCGGCGACCCATACGATTGCGGCCACGAAACCACGCATCGCACAACCGACTGCCTCAACCGCGACATCTCCGAATACAAAACCATCAGCAACCAGCAAGGACAGTGAAATGACCCTAGAAACCCTCGAAATCCAACCGATCACCCCAAACGCCACAGTCACCCGCGCTCACGACGCGGACGCCGGACTCGACCTACACTGCATCGAAGACTTCCACATCGACGGACTAGGCCGCATCACAGTGAGAACCGGCATCGCGATCAACCTGCCCGAAGGCTACATGGCACGAGTCTGCCCACGTTCCGGCCTTGCCAGGAATTACGGCATCGACATCCTCGGCGGCATCATCGACGCCGGATACCGTGGCGAGATCAAAGTCATCCTGCATAACACATCCACCAGCCGCATCAACTTCCGTTGCGGCGACCGTATCGCGCAACTCGTCATCACGCCGGTGGAAACCCCCAGAATCCGCAAGGTCGTCGAATTCACCGACACGACGGAACGCGGGGGAAACGGATTCGGTTCGACCGGACGATGAACGACAGGAACCAGTCATGAAACGAAACGTCTACACCATCCACGGACAACGATTACGAAACACACAAGCGTCAATGCTTGTCCACATCGTCGAAACGCATCGAATGCCATCATCCGCATTCTACGCGAAACCGTTAGCCACGTTAGGCTCCCTCATCGACAGGAATCTCATCATCCCCCTCGCGGACGGCACCTACAAGCCAACCAAGCAAGGCATCGAGACCGCCGACGCGATCAAACGATTAGACAAGGAAGAGCCAACACGACGGCCAAACATCGTCCAACGTGGCATCAACCGAAACTTCAACAAGTACTGGAACGACTACTACTCGCATCCACTCACATACGAATACCACCCGACGTTGGAAACCATCTGCGAAAGGAACCGATGATGCAGACACTCAGCCCGAAACAGCAGGAAATGCTCACTGACGTGAGCAACATGCAAGGCCAATATCAGGCCGTCGATAACCAGACCGGCAGGGCACTGCTCCGCAAGAAGCTTATCCGTCAAGTGAACGATCGGTTCGAGACAACCAAGGAAGGCGAACGACTGCACATGGAAATCGTGAACCAGGCATTCGAGAAGGCAAGGATGGTGCTAAATGACTGACAACATAAATCCAAGCCACTACAAGGACGGCCCATTCGAATGCATCGAACTATCCAGACTGCTTAGTTCCGACTGGGGCCAAGCCATCCAATACTGCTTCAGATGGCAACACAAGAACGGTGTGGAAGACCTCAAGAAGGCGCTCTGGTTCATCAATGACGCGCTCGACCATAACGTGCCGCCAATCGCCGCATGGAGCAGAGAGAATGCCTGCGCCTCCCACGCCAAGGCCGATAGGCTTCTCGAAATACTGGCGACTGAGAACTGGGCCGATCTCGGACGATTCTGGCTGGAACTCGAGCGCGGAACCGCATGGACGGTACGTTTGGCGCTCGCCGAAAAGATCAATGAGATCGAGAAGGAAGGAAAGTAATCATGGAACATATCGTGCAGTTCGCCATCAACATTGACGACAAGACCATCCAGAACCGTATTGAGGAATCCGCCTATACGGACGTGCTTAACAAGCTCACCAAAAAAGCCGTGGACAGTGTTTTCGCGCATTCCAGCGTGTATTCGCGGGAACTCATGTGGGAGAAGCTGCTGGATAACGCTTTGCAAAGCTTCCTCGAAGAACGCAAGGACGCGATCATCGACAGGGCCGCGCACATACTCGCCGACCGGTTCCAACGGACGAAGAAGTATCGGGAAGCCATGGGTGCCGCCATCGCAAAGGATGGCGAGTGATGGACGGATTGGGCGAGGTTGATAAAGCTCTGATTGTCGCGTTCGCGGTGGTCATCGCCATAGTTCTTTTGTCTGGATTCGGCCTCTACGCGTCTTGGTATACGTCCACGCATCCCGATTACGGGATGACGACGGTCAAGACCGGCGACGTGACATGGGTCTGTCTGACCGACCACGGCACGACCATCGGCTGCGACACCGTGGAGGAATACAAGTGACCGGCATGGGCGTTGGGTACAAGCATCTTGACCAGCTGCGTGATCTCGTGCAGAACGAAGAGGATAAAAGTAGTCGAATTCGACCACTTTTGGACGGCATGGGCGCGTTGGACACAAGCATCTGGACCGGCTACATCATCTGGCCGAAAGGTGATATGAGACTGCACACATGCCGAGTGTACAAGACGTTCCAAGAGGCATCGGATGCAGCACAGGAGCATGCCGACTCCCGTCACAGGCCGTACGAGGTGCGCGTAACCTGTGATACTTCGCAGCGGATTATTAAGACCTTCGAACCAAGGAAAAGCAAATGAGTGAAGAAAAACGAGTGGGAACCCGCTGCATCACATTCCATGTGACGGTGCTCGAACCGCCGATTGAGATTGCGGAAGTTCGTGTGGACGTACCGATTTACGTGACCACCTGCGAAACGATTGGAAACTACGGGAAAGGCATCATCCCAGCCCACGTGCAGAAGGATTTCGCAAAGAAGGTAGATCACGCAGTGCGAGTGTTCGCCGACACGTTGGAAGCATCATTCAAGGAGGAGTCCACGAATGTTCAACAGAAAGCATAGGGAAGTCCGATACGTCAAATGCCCGTACTGCGGCGCAAGCCCAGTCATCGTGGAATGCCGCAGTCTCACGGACAAGAACAAGCCCGTCATGCATTACGAGTGCCCCAAAAATCATCTGACCACCGGCGACACGCCATATCCAAGCCGAGCATTGGATCTTTGGCTTCTCGCAGTCGGCAAGGTGCTGAAAGTCGATGACGTGATATGTGACTACTTCGCCAAAAAGCAAAAGAAGGGGACAGGCCAATGACCGAGCATGAGGAATATTGCGTGAGCATCCGCAAATCCTACATAATGCCCGACCACACGCTGGGAGGATACACGGTGACGTTATGGAGTTGGAGCAGTCCCGACGAAACATGGTGGTATGCGGCAGTGCGCGAATACCTGTTCGCGGACTACAACGGCAGTCGTAGGAAGGCGTTACGGCAGGCGAGACGGGCCGCTAGAAAACTCGCCGGAATATTCGACTGCACTAACCATGACACCAACGAGGAAGGAATGTGGCAATGAGCGACGTGCATGAATCATTGACGGACTGGCGGACACTGCTCATGAGCACGCTCGCCGGGCATAGGGCGATAGTCCAACTCGACGAGGGCACGATCATCGACGGGTATCTGGAACATGTGCCGTCGAAACTTCGCAAGGAGCTACGAGGCGCGACGGAAGGAATCCGCGAATCATTGACGGTCGAAGGCGTATATCAGCCGGTAATCGTCAGCGTGAATGCCGGTGAGAAGCATCTGGCCAATGGCGTGAAAGCTGTGAACATCCTCAAGGAGATGAGCGCATGAGTCTTACCGAAGTCTGCTGGAATATTTCAAGCGTTTTCATCGTCATCGTCTTGGGCGTGATGGCGGTGTTGGCGATGCTGACGCTGTTTGCGATAGTGGCGGCGATATTCACTTCCAATCCACAAGACAAGGAGGAACACCATGGTAACGAACGTGAGTGAAAAAGACAAAGCATTGCAGGAAGTCATCGACTGGTGCGAGCAGCGTGAGATCGAAGGTCTGCGGCTTGCAAACGCTCTTCTGATGCAGCGTGACATGGACGCATATGGTGTCGTGAAGGGACAAATCAACGCATACGAAAAGACAGCTGACCAATGCCGTTCCTTGCTCGGCTCCACCGGCTGAAGCCGAGGTCGAAGCCGTGGCGAAAAAACTGTTGTGGTTGGACATGGCACCAGCCTGGGAAGACGTCATGCCCAGTGAGGACTGCTTCTGGACTCTGGCCGAGCCGGAGATGCGAGCCAATTATCTCAGGGACGCTCGTGAAATGCTCGAAATCGCACGGAAGGCGGTAAACGAATGAGCAAAGACATGGAGAAGATCATGTACATAATCAAGAAAGCGTCCTACGCGGTCAACGCGATAGCGATGATCGCAATCATCATCATACAAATCACCGCCAACGCGAACCCTATATCCATAGCGATACTCTCGTTCCTCTGCGGAGCATACGTGATGATCGTGTTCGTCATACTGTACGAAGAACACTTGGAGAAGGAATACGAATGAGCCTACGGAACCAGGTCCTCCACTACGCGGACCTCGACTACGACGCGGACGAGATAAGCCGCCTGCTGCATGTGGACAGGAGGCTCGTACTCCAAATCGAAGCCCACCGCAACGACCCCGAACCAGCCACGCCAACGGAAGGAGAACAGCCAACGCTAATCTGACACACACACTATACTAGACAAGTCGCCCAACGGTTGCAAACAAAGGGTTGAGGCAACAAGACCAAACACACCCAAAACGCAACCAAGGAGCCAACACTTGACGCAAACCACATGCGCGGCATGCTGGAAAACAACCGACGACAAGCATATCCTCTGCACATCCTGCGAAACCCAACTCCAATTCGATCTGCAATGGTTCGAAAACCACTTGCAAGACCTCGAATGGCGCACAAACCGCATGGACAAGACAGGCAACGGCGGAGGCGGCGGGCATAACGGACTCGCCACCTCCCCGGCACCATTACGCGAAACCGCGTTCGAACTCATCGAAGGCAACGGCATGGACGACATTCCAAGCCTCCGTGACATCATCAACGAATACGCGCGATGCCTGAATGTGACCGCCCCATACGACCGGAAACTCGAAACACTCATCCGCAACATCCGGCTCACCGACAAGTGGAAGACCAGCAAGGCAACACCAACCTACGCGCGAATCATCCACCGTATCCGACGCAAGGCCCAGGAACTCCTCGACTTCACCCTCGAAGACCAGATCATCATCGGCGAATGCCCGACCGACAACTGCCATCGCATCGTGAAAGTCATTCCAAACGCCACGTTCGCACCGAAATGCCCCGACTGCGGACAAGTGTATCCGGTCTCCGCCATCCGTGAGAACAGGCGACGCAAACTCCTCGCCACGCACATCACCGGCACGCAGACCGAAATCCGCAGACTGCTCCTGCAATGCGGCATCATCGTCAAACCCGGCACCATGCGCAGTTGGGTCAGCAGGGGAGACCTGAAACCCGTCACGCCAGTCAAAGACACGCGCAAGCAACGCTACCGGCTGTCCGACGTGTACAAGCTCGCCGTCAGAAACCCCGAAAAGGAAACGAACATTTGGATGCTCCTACAGGAGGAACAAGCATGAACATCGACCTCTCCAACCCGCCATACGCGGTCAAACTCAATGATCTCGGATTCGCATACTCGCACACCGACCATAAGAAAGGCATCATCGTCTACACTCACGCCGACCCCAGATTGGTCGGCTCCAAATGGGTTGACCATTGGAATGACATGGAATGCATCATCGACTTCGAAGATGAGAACTGCATGAAACCATTGTCATTCACGTTCAAGAACCTTAGAAACGGCGTCAGCAAAACCATTCCGGCAAGCAATCTCGCCCTAGTGGAAGAAGTCATCCGATGACCGCCACTATCAGCATCACCGACAAGGGCAAGACCATCACCTACCACGCGCATCACATGCGAGACCAAATCGAACCAGTCAAACAGTACGGCATGTTCGGAGAACGATTGGACGCCCGAAAGAAACTACACGTTCTCACCTTCTACACGGAGGATTGAAGTGAAAGTCAACATCAACTGCTCACCAATCCTACTACTATTGTCCGGCGTGCTGGCACTCCTGAAAATCATGGGACAATTCCCATACTCATGGATATGGGTGATCTCACCCATTTGGATACCACTACTCGCACTGGCCGGTATCACAATCATCCTGATAATCGCTTGGATTATCGGCGTCATAGGCGTACTCATTCTCGAAAAGTTCGGAGACTAATTGCAGATCAGCGGCAACACCAACAACGGGGATGTGGCGTGCGTCATCGACACGACACAGGACAACATCACCAAGGAGGCACAATGAAAGTACTCGACTTCACCAAGGAAACAGACGAACTGGAAAACAAGCTGATAAAACTCGGATTCCACTATCAAAACACCGACAAGATGGAGTCAGATGGTCTGTACATCTCCTCACGACTGATAATCACATGGGCGAACGTCATGAATGGCGTGACCCTACAGATCATCCATACGTATGACAGATACGGCGACGAAACCAACGGATACATCAAGATAACGGATAATTGCACGAACGCAAGCGTCAACATGTCGGTCGAAGAGTTCATGGAATTGGAAGAGATCACGAACAGCAACGGCAGCACATTCCCACGCCCGAAAACATCCTTCAAAAGAATTACCAACGAGAACTAGGAGACCACGCGGAATGAGCGAGACAATCAAAATCAGTGGAAAGTGAGCGCGTCATGCGAATCTACCTAGTAACTGCGAACGCACAGGATCACAACGAATACATCGAGTACCGGGATCAACCATATAATCCCGATTCGTTCACTGACACCCCAATGCACATGGGCGAAACATCATACACCGCAGGATTTGTAAGCATCATGGGCGTTTACACGACACGCGAACAAGCGGAGACACGCGTAAACAAGCTTACCCGCGAGAAATTCCCGGACTTGCGAATCATCGAGATTGAAGCGGACTCGGACTGTTGGCAGTTCGTCGGTGGAGGTTGGCTCTGGTGAACAAGCAGATAATCACAGCGGACCATCTGAACGCCACGCACTTGGGCAAGCGAATCACCATCAACGGCAAGCATGGCACCGTCATGTCGGGCACGCTGAAAGAAATCCGCGCCGACTACGCCATCATGCCCAGTTTCACGTCTTACTTCCCCTACAAAGCAGACAAACCATTGGAGTACAGTAAGGACGTTCACATCATCCTGCACTTGTCGAACCAAGTCAACGACGATATCAAAGCAACCGTACACGAGAACACGGAACTACAGGTAGAAGACGAACACGTGGAGAGCAGCTTAGCCCGCATCATGGCACAGACAGGTAGACCATTTTGTTGACGTCAACAAAATGGTCAGATTCGAAAAAGGAGACACAATGACGTCACCAACCACCAAAGAACTGCTCATGCGCGTGATCGCCGTGGAATCACCGAAACTGTTCGACGGGTCAGACAACGAGCCAATCGAAGTGACCTCCTACTCCTTTCAGGAAGAAGGAATGCGTCTCTGCGATACATGCGACTATCCAGAACTGTTGCTCATAGGATACCGAACACGCGGCGGGAAAACGAAACATCTAAAGTATGAATACTTCGACCTATCCGACCTGCTCAGAACATTGGACAAGTGGGATATGCAACACGACGATACGAGGGAGTCGGACGCATGAAATGGTTCACCAGCGATCTGCATTTCGCACACCCATTCGTGGCCGCGCTACGCGGTTACGCGCTACCCGGATACGCTCGCGACGAATCAATCAAACAACAGGCCGAACACGACGGCAGACAACTCAAGGATTGCGTTGACTGGCGGAAGCACGATGCCGACATCGTACAAGCGATAAACACATATGTCGGCAAGGAAGACGAACTCTACATCCTGGGAGACATCAGTTCCGGCAGCACGTGGAGCGTAGACCAGGCGATAATGCGCATCCAGAATCTACAGGTTCCACGCAAACGCAGACACTTGATCCTCGGCAACCACGAACTGCACAGTTCCAGCCGCACGCTGGAAAAGTTGGCAAGCGTGTTCGGGGAAGTCGGAAGAGTCGGCATCACCGAAATCAGAGACGGGTGGGGCAACAATCCACACACGGTATTTTTAAGCCACTTCCAATGGCGTGAGGACTTCATGCAAAGCAGACCTCTAGGCGCAGTCTCAACCAATTGGAACGCGCCGGAATTGGCCGAATACGCGCTACCATACGTGAACAACACGCTGCTTCTGCATGGTCATACGCACGCGTATGACCCGCTTGAGTTCGGCAGGCATCATAATGAGATCAACGTCGGATTGGACGCATGGTGTTTCGAGCCAGTCAACGAAGCCGAATTGGTGGACAATTGGCTACACGCTGCGTTAAGCGCCGTCTGAGTAGTCTACAATGGCATATGAATGGGGGCGGATTCAAACCACCCCCACTATTTTTCAGTAATCAACACCCTTGGATTTCAATTCCTCCAAAAAATCATCCCACTGCTCTCTCGTCGGAATACTCAACCCAGATTCCGGATGCCAACGCGCATACCAGCAAATCAAACAATCTCCCTGCACACGTTGGAAAAATCCATCAATCCAAGACGGATCGTCCGCTTCCCTACGCGCAAGTTCCAAAGCCTCCCTGCAAGCCGGCTCCATATGATCTTCAAACCACTTAACATCCGCATCCGTGCTTGAATAAATGGCGTGATAGATAGCTTCCGGGTTAACACGGAGCGACACCAACATCTCAGCCTTCACACGTGTCTTAAATTCTTCACGCCTGTCCCAATCGTACGTTCCGTTAGCAATCAGCTGCTTAACATACGGGTCACAATGTTCAGCCAAAAACCACGCACGGTCTGTAATATCTCTAAGCGTTTGGAACAAACACCTCACATCGTCGGAAAGCGGGCCGACCCGTCGAGGGAAATCACTCAATCTCATTTTGTCAATCCTTGTATTATCAGTGTTTTAACGAGTGTTCGCAAGTCGCTGGAATCCGGTTTCGTCATCCTCCTTGCCTAGGTAATCCTGCAATCCATCGCCAGCTCTGCCATTCAGCCCGCGACGGGACATGTCGTAATAGTCGAGCATCTGCGGACTGCTCCACCCACCTGCGGCCATGATATCCCTGTCCGGCACGCCAGCGTCACGGGAGAGCGTGCAAAACGTTCGCCGCAGCGAGTGCGGCGAGATTCCAGGCACGCCGACCCGCAACGCCACGGACGATACGATGCCCACGGCGGTCTGCTGTCGCAGACGCGCGCCGGAATCCTCACGGAACACCGCGCCATGTCTACGCCCGCCAATGAGTCGTGCGAGAGCCTCGGACGCCTCGGAGGGAATGGCCACACGCTGAGACCAGTCGCCCTTGCGGTCGAACCGCACCCACGGACGCCCGTCATCCAGATGACAGTCCTCGACATCCAATCCGAGCGCCTCACCGACCCTCGCACCGGTCAACAGCAGCAGACTGCACAGGGCATCCGTCCGCGCATCCATACCACGCGCTTCGGCCAGAAAAAGCCTAGCCTGCTCACGGGTGAGGTACGTGCCATCCGAATGACCGTACATTTTCGGCCTGCGCACATGCTCGCCCGGATTGCAGTCGATATATCCCTCCTCGCAGAGGTAGCGGTAGAGACAGCATACGATGCTCAGATTCTTGCACACCGTGTTTTTCGCTGCTGGCCGCATGCCGTCGTCATAGGCGGCGAACACCTCGATATGGGTGCGCTTCGCCCGCAGCATGTCGATGCCATTATCCGAACACCAGCGAAGCCATCGCGATACGACGCTCCGATACTGCGCCCTTGTACCCGGCGTCAGGCCGGCGAGAAAACCGGCGATCATGTCGGTCAACGTCTCCATATGCGCACCGTCTCCTTGCAAACCAAAGGCTTATCAGCCGGACCCTTGACGAATGGCGGAATCCACTGCCTACGCCTCAACGAATGATTCGGACCATACGCCTGATCCCTCCAGAAGCCGCGCACGATGAAACGATGCGAATACTCACGCCGCACCCGCTCGTCATCATCGGCGCTTCCGCCCGGACGATGCAGATTCTCACGCAGCACCAGCATCTTGACCTTGCGGATTTCCGGGTCGAAACGCTGCGGCAGCGGATGCGCCATATCGGGTTTCGCCGGTTTTGCCTCGCAGATATGCGGTTCCGCGCTCAACGCCCACACCGCGCGCAGCAGGCCGCAGAGCCACCGGAAACTCCCGTCGTTCTCGCGGACGACGGAGGGGGCGAGCGAGACGATGGGGAGGCCGAATAAATCGGCGTGCATCTCCCTGATCCCCACGGGATTGTCGGTGAACACCGATATCTTGACGCTCTCGCGCCCCACATCCTGCCATAGGATCGCGGCTACGCGAGTTTCGCCGAACCCGTCGTTATCGAAGCGGAATGAGATGTGCTGCACATCGCCCTCGAAAAAAATCATCCCGCATTGCGCCGGCGGATCGGGTTCCGGAAAATCTCCGGCCTGCACGGTGTCCTCGGCCAGACGCGTCATATCTCGGCTGACCCACCACAATTGCGCGGTTCTGATCTGATCGGTCATGCTCCAGGCGTTGGCCATCATGGCCTCGTATTGAGTTTGCGAGCCGAGTTCCCCAAGCCTGTATTGGGCGAAGTCGGCGAGCTTGTCGCGGATGAGCGGAAGGTGTGATGGGATGAGGCGAAGTCGCTTGTTTTTGCTGCGCGTCATGTCAGGCCTCGACTAGCGTGTAACGGTCTCCGGCCTTCTCGTCGAAGTCGCCGAGCTTAAAACCATATTCCGCAAGCTTCGCGTTTGCCGCGACCTCCCATTCTTCTTCGTCTGCGCCGTACACGTCTTCGATTTTGTCGGCGTCGTGGTCGAGGTCTCCGTCTTCCGGGTCGGTATACCACTGGTAGTCGAAACCCCTCCAGATGCCCTTGCCGGTATTCGCGTCGGCAAGGAGGAGAACGTCAAATGCGTCACTCTGGTAGATTGCGATTGGTTTGATGGAGATGTTCTCGTTGGTGTTGATGTCGATTGCGGTGGTCATTTTGGTTTGCTTCTTTCCGGCAAACCACATACACTATGGTTTGCCTGATTATTTTTGATAGAGGTAATTAAGGTGCCGCCACCGCTCAGAACAGTGGCGGCAAATTCTTTTCACGCAGCAAGCTTGAGATTATGGGCGGCGAGATAGTCGGCAATCTGCTCTTCCAGCCGCGTATCAACGTCCGTGTAATAGTCGCGATACGCGATCACACCACCCGTACTATCGAACGCGACATACGCGACGCGACGGCCTGTGGAATCACCACCTTGCGCACTATGATCGCGCTGGAAGTCCTGACAACCTCATGCGGTTCCGTCTGTGGTGGAATCTCGGGAATCTCAGCCGTGACCGGCTCCGGTTCGACAACCTCAACCGACTGTGCGACAGGTGCCACCGGTTCGACAACAGGCAGATCATCATAAGTCTCACACATATCAGGATGATCCTGCTCCATTGGAGTCAGAAACGAAACGTCACGCGACACAACCATGCCGCCATGCTCCCACGACAACACCCAGCCACGCTCACGGTCAACATCAGGAAGACTCAACCCGTGAGCCGTATAATCACCGCAATCATCGGACGTAATCAATCCGCCACGTTCCACGATTGACGGCACGTCACCGATCTCACGAACGGCCTGAGCATAATCCGCCCCGTTAGGGTCAAGCCACACGCCACCCTCGGCACGATACACGGCAGCAACACCACGCACCGCCTGAGCATTGACGACACCCGGAACCATCCGCCACGATTCAACTTCACCCGACATGCCGAAACGCCATACGCTCGGACTGTCAACCGAATTGAAAAACATGAAAACACCATCAGAATTGACGGCCCACAAGCCGTTAACCTTATTAGACATGTTAAAGCCCCTTAAAAAGAAAAACGTTGAAAACAAAAGGCGCAGCACCACCGCCACGCCCCGAAATTAAACAACCGAAACCAGCAGACGCGACTAGCGCAATCCGCCGCAAATGTCCTTCACGCCGGCGAGATAATCCAACTCGCCCTCGAAATCATGGCAACTCGTCGAAAGCTCACCATCACGACAGCTTTCATCCGCATAATACGAGAAGTTGACGCAAAGAGGGAAATTAGGGTCGATACCCACACAGCATGCCGTACCATCCATGAAAGCCACCTTGATAGTGTCCTCAGGACACATGCCGGATACGATTTCCGTATCCTTGACGTTCGACCCGTGATTGTAGATCTCACTGGAAAGCTGATAAAGATCAATTTCACGCAAGGAATATGCGCTCCGGTCGAGTTCCGTCACATCAACAAACTGATTCGGCTGCGGGCCGCATTCTGCGAAGTCGCCGATACCGGCCACCATGTCGTTCGCCTGTTCGATGCAGTAATCGACGTCATCCACGATATGGGCTTCTTCATGGTCATCGACGGTTTTCAGCCCTCCGACCTCGAAGAAGTCGGCAGACCAGTCGGGGCCGTACTGCGTGTTTTCCTCATCCCACTCGCGGATAGAGATTTCCACTGCCTTGCTGTTGTCAATAAGTATAGTCATTTCAGATACTCCATTCCAGCCCCCTTGCTAAAATGAGAGGGCTTAGTTAGTTAGATTGGTTAATGATTACTGAGCAAATCGAGCCGGATAGCTGCAACTATCCGGCTCAACTTATTCGTGAGCGGGCATGTCCGTAAAGACGCATGCCCGCCCTAGCGGATCACTTAGAATCCGCGGAAGATTCAGAATCAGGGTCAGAATCAAGAAGTTTCCTAGGGTTGCGCACCTTGAGCGCGTCGCAAATACGAATCGCCTTATCAAGCGTCATATTCTCGATAGAATTGACACCATTCTCATAGGCTCCGATACGTTGTTGAGTAAGCCCTGCCTTGTCGGCGAGCTGCTGTTGTGTCATGCCGCGCTTCAGTCTGAGTTCCCTCATGCCCATGTCAGTATCCTTCCGTAAGAAAATCCACAGGGTCGCATTGCAACGCCTCAGACAATCGTAACGCCGTCCGCAAATACATTTGCGAAACAGGACGATAACCGGTCTCGAACCATGAGATGTTCGGTCGTGCGACACCACTCATGCCAGCCAACTGCGTCTGCGTCAACCCACGGAACAAGCGGATGTTCCTCAAGCCGACGACGCCAGCCGACACGCCGCCACGCCACACATGCTCATCGGGATACAGGTCCAACACGTTGCAATGCAACGCCTGCGCCAGCTTCGCCGCCGTGCCCAGAAACATGTTCCGAGCGTCATCGTCAACCGTCTCATACCGGCTCAGCCTCGGCATGTCATAGCCGGTCAACGCGCTCAACTGCTCCAACGTGATGTTCGAACGTTTCCGCAGCTCACGCAACCCCATGCCACACTCCTTTCCGATCAAAAACACCATATCATCGACGGCTGGGGGACGCCGCCGACATCAATCAATCCAATCCTCATTCCAGTCCAGCATGTCCACTGGAATCATGCAGTCACCGGAACACTGGACGTACAGCCAGGTCGAATAGCCCATGCGAGCCGCCCTCACGCCACGGAACCATTCACCAAGCCACTCGCACAGGAGCGACGGCAACGAACGACGACGCCAGAACGACCTGCCGGACGCATAATCGAACCCATCGTATTCGGCGATAGGGGAGAAGAAGCCATGTTTGCTCACTGTTTTTCCTCCTTGGTCCAAGGGATAATCTGATGCAACAGGTACGCCGCCGTCGTCAACTGGTCGTAGGCGGCCAGCACGTAAGCCGAATCGGGAGCGTTCCCGCTCCCAAGATTCGACAGCAATCTGACGGCCTTCAACGACTTGCCGACCACATTCGCACACACGTCGGAATCATGGGCGTCCATCACACATGCCCCTCGTCATCGGCTTGCGTCCAGAACACATAATCAAGGTCATATTCACGAGACTTCTCGAATTGTTCCCCAATCTCAATCGGCGTCAGACCAGAAAGCACTTCAGAAGTGAAATCACAATAATCATCGGAACGAGTATTGTCGTGCAGCATGAACACCTGCTCACACCATTCAGGGAACGCTGACCAGAACTTCCGCCACGAATCCTCGGAAACATATTTGGCGAAATCATTGACGCGATAGACACCCTCATAGGGTTCAAACTCACGCTGGTAGAACGGTTGCAGACCCTCGTTTGCCATGCGTTCAATATCGCAAACGACAGCCTCGCCGATCGGCTTGTCCAATGGCATTGCCTTCAGCTCGTCAACGGTAATCATCATTCTTTCCTTTCATTCAGCAGCAGAACTCGTCAGTGAGTTCCACCAGTCTTTTCAACGACGTCCGCATGAGACGCGAACGACAGCCGACACCGGCCAGTTCCAGCCGGTTCACCATCGCCACGCGCACGGCCTCTCCGCTACCGACAGTGCAACGCGTCAGAAACCGGCCATCGGCACGCAGAACCGCATCCCGATACGCCTCCGCATCGGCCTGAGACCTGTGACGGCGCACGCGGATTGCGCCACCCACATATTCCGCAGTCCATAGGCACGCCATGTCAGTCAACCTCACGCGCGTAATCGCGCAAGCATTGAGCCTTACTAGTGGCCTTAAGTCCAGCCTGCTTGAAGAACTCACGGATATGACGCCATGTCGTGTTAGACCAATCAGCCGGGTCTCCATTAAGCCACCGGATAGAATCAACGTCACCGTCCGCTGTGGAATGCACGGTGACAATCGACGTGAGATATGAACGCAACGTAGCCGTCACGCCACCCCTTCCATCAGTGGAGACAATGACGGACGCCTTATTGTAAAACGACTGCTGCGGGCTGAACCTCGACTCCAATTCAAACTCGCCATTATCAAACAATGAAAACGACATGATATACTTTCCTTTGCAATTAGAGGTGAATATTGATTGCATGGCCGGTCGCAGTCCTACCTGAGACCGGCACTTTCATTTCCCTGTGCTGCCCCACGACAGCACCTTGCCGCCGTCAACCAGCACGTAAGACTCGCCCATGCGATTGCCAACGGACGCGGCACGCCACTCGCATATGCGCTCATAGCCGCCATCCGTACTGCCGTCTTCCATGCCGCACTGGGGAATATCCGACAGCGACGTGTAGCCAGCCAAGTCGGCCTGACCATAGTCAGCCGTCGCATACGTCTCACGCCACCAATTCCATTGCTGTTCAGGCGTCCCATGAGGGTCAGCCACCGGCACGGGATTGCACACCGGCGAACACGCCACGGCGAGCGCCGCCACGCCTACGGCCAGCAGTCCAGCCAGCTTCACACCCTTACGCATTCCGCTTACCTCCCTTGGCGGTCTCGATATAGCCAGGAAGCTTTTCCATGTCGAAATCCATGTCGCCAGACACCGGGTCGGCATCATCCCGCCATGCCTCAAACACGGCATCACGGTCAGCTCCATTCAACATGACGTCAGACACCTCGCCATCGAAGTAATCCCGCAGCCACACGTCCTCACGCCGCTCGTAATCGGATTCATCTAACACCGGGTAGTAGCGCCCGTCCTTGATAATCATGTCTATCGCATATTGGACGACGGCCTGATCCGACAGTCCGCCATACCCGTCAGTCAACTCAATCGCATAGCCGACACCGCAGAACGCGCGCGGCACATAACCGTAGTCCGACAGCCACCGCACGGCAGTCTCAATATTGCTTTCATCCAGCGCGTTATCGAAGTACAGCAGCCGCGAAGCCCGATACGTGTAATCGTTGAACACAGTGTCGGCCACGCGGATACCCCGCACCCATTCCAGAATGTCCGGCAGCACGTCATCGAACGACGGCAGACCAGCGTAGTCGATACCGTCCCACGCGTAACGCAGTTCCTCGTACAAGTCGGCGTCCTCAGCCGTATCCTTGCGAATCTCATGCACATACATTGGGTTTCCCTCACTTTCAGATGGATAGGTTGATTCTCAGCGAGACAACGTCAGAAACAGGTTTGAATACCACAGCTCCAAGTCGAGAGCCTTAAGCGCCCTGCACGCGGCCACATAGTCGCCCGAATCCATGCATTCGACAAACTGCTGCGCATAGGCGCACGTCTCGGCGTCATCGGAAGATATGAATTCCAGCAAGTCGTCAAGGCCAGGCCATGCGCCCTCGGAATCATCGATAGTGCATTCCTCATGGCTGTACAGGTGCCACACCATACCGTCGAGATTCCAGCAATCCGCCCCTTTGCCGTTCAGTATGTCGCCTAACGTCTCAGGCCAATCCATAAACTCGTAATCGGCAATGACACTCAGGCTTAGATCGTGCGCGTCATACAAGTCGGCCAACCGTCCCCAGTCGGCTTCGGCGGAACCGTGGTTGTATACGTCCCATATGCCCTTAATTTCGTCGGCCATATCCTTGTACCCGGACGGCGGCACCGGACTATCATTCCCACGCATGTACGCAAGGAACTCAGGCGACGGCGTTGTGATAACGTCAAGACTGGAACCGTCCAAACCGTCCGGGAACTCGGCACCATTGTATGAATACAATTCCAATGCGCCGCCGTCCGGTTCAGACTCATGCAAACCATGACGCCCCGCCATGACGTCGTAAAAATCGTCCACGGAATTAAATCCAGACATGATTACCCACTTTCATAGAGAATGTTGTTCCGCTGCCACATGACGGCATAGTGCGCGGATAGGGAGTCGCACCCTACCAGAACTCACTAGAGCCGCGCCATAGCCCACAGAGGGCTGCAAAGTCAGATGAGTTTCAGGAACGAACGCGGTACCACGCGCTCGAAATGGTAAAAATCGTAGGCATCGCCACTATGCGACGTCATGGTGAACCCGTTCGCCGTGAAAATGTCGATAATCGTTCCCATGCCGCACGCGTTCGCGTTCATCTCCCAGCCGTAATCGCAACGCTTCAGCCCATATAGCGTCCTATCGGAACCGTTGTATGGAGTCGACGCATACGTGTGCTTGAATCCACGCCACATGAGAAACGTCTGCCACAACGGCAACTCACGCATGGCTTCATCCACCGCCGCAGAGAGTTTGTCATACCCGCAGCCGGACGCATGGCCGGAACCACGGTCACGCCTGACAGTAACGCCGTCCTCGGCCAGTAGTGCGCCAACGGTAGCGGTAGGGCACATTCCCCACATCGCACTGCGCCGCCATTCCACGCTGATGTTCACAGATAGTTCGATCTTCCCAGTCATAATAAACACCTCACTTGTATTGTTGACTACAATTAGTTTCGCGTCATGTAGGATTCAAGCCGTGCGACGCATGACTCATCGCCCGGAACCCGATGCATGTCAAGCCACTGCTCAGCCGTGACCACGGTATAACGCTCACCCAGTTCACCGTTGCGCTTGACATTGCGGCTGACCACATACACCACGCCGTCAACCCACCTTATGGCGTCGGCATTCCACGCGACATCACACGGCTCAATGCCATGAGCGTGCTGGAAATTCCACGCACGATTACGCCGCGCAATCTGCGTAGAACGCATATCCTTGCACCATTGCACGAGATTGTCAGAATCAGACATAGCTCCCCCTTTATTTAATCTTATTGTATTGTTGACTACATAAGTCAAACGAGATTGACATAATCGCGCCTGACGGAATCCCAGCCGTGGTCAGTCCATTCGAACGTGTCCACCTGCCCCATAAGGCATGGCGTCAACCAGTCCGATACCGTGTCACATAAAGGCGTGCACTCAACCTTGTAGTGATACCCGGTATTCGTCTCGCAATACACGGCCGCATGGCGCTTGAATGCATGGACGCGTGTCACGCGCACGTCTGGCATAAAGCCCGAACGGTAGTCAACACTCCGTGACCTGAGCGCGGCAACCCTAAACGCCGCGACGATCATATGCCGCGTTGTTGCATCATCCACCCCGTGAGCCTTAATGATGGGCATTGACGCCACATAAAGGCATGACGCGTATACCGGTAGGCTCTCACGCGCCGTTGTGAAACAATCGCGAACGATTTTTACAGCCATTTTTTCGTTGGTATCCATAATAAACCCCCTTAAGGTCTAGTGTTGATTGGTTAATTGCGTGCCACTATGGAGTATCGCACCCCATCAAGGTCTAAACAGTGACGAGAGGGGCGCAACCCTTGCGGATTACGCCCGTGAAGATTTGTTTTTTTGGCTAACGCCACTCGCTACAGTGGTGCAGGGGCGCATACGCACCCCCTATAGACTTTTAATGTCCGCATAACCCCCAAACGTAAGACGTTTGTGGTCAACCGCCCATAAAGCAATTGACGGGCGCTATAGTATGTCTACCCTCGCAACCCGTTATGCCGTGGTTTACAGTCAATGCCGCCAACCACGCTCACGCATGGCAAAACATTGACATTGCCACCTATCTATCGGCCTATCCTCATTGGCGGTAGTCTCTCACACTACGCCAAACGTCGGCGGTACCCCCTTACGAGTTCTCGCGCTCAACATTGTCAATCGAGTTCACGTGCATTGCCTAGGCAAAACTGACACTGTCAGCCACGCCCACATAGTGGACATTATGCACACACCCCGAAAAACGCCGTCACCTAACCCCCAACAATAGGGGGTGAAGCTCAAACTACCGGCCTTCGGTAACACTTTTCTGTTATCAAACACTCGCAACACTCGCAGACGAGACACTGCGCCTCAACACAGTGACCAACGTTCCGCTCATGGCAGTTTTCCGGCGCATACACTCGATACGCCCCCCTAACCGTTTCAGGCTAGGCTATGCGGTGCCTAGGCACCTAACCGCCACGGCTTCATCTGCCGATTACTACAGCCGGTTGCAAGTGGTGTGGTCTAGAGTGTCACACCGACCTTGCTAGGCTGACTGCCTAACCGGTTGTTGGTTATCACTATACACGCCAATAATGGTGTAATCAAATTGAGAAAACAGACCACTACAAAACGTTGAAACAGCGCCGTTCTATCGGCGTGTCGAAACACAGCAAAGGGGAGCGAAAACAGAAAAAGAGACGTAACTACCACGGGAAAAAATAAAGTCAAGCAAGATACTAAAATACGGACAAAAAAATATTGAGCGAGATAGATATAAATAATAAGGAATACGACACAATGACGTGCATGCGTACAGCTGTACGAACGAACATTTGTACCATCGAACGAACGTTCCAACCGGGGCTGGGGGAGGGTCCTCCGGGGAGCGCGGTCGGGGCCGTCGGGTCAATGGTAGAAATAGTGCGCGACGTCTGAAAAAGTCCGCGCATGAAACGTGACACGACAACGACGATGTTGGGTTCACATTGAAATCGTCTTCAGCATACCACGCGACACGCCGTATTCTACGCCGTTTCCATTGCAACGTTGATGCAACGTTAGGTATGAGTATGCTGTCGCATGTCGGAATGAATTTTGGAGGACGTGTGGCGTCCTTGTGGGTGTCGTTCCGGCAAGCGGTTCGGTGGTGCTCCTTGTCTCTTGGTTAAGGATTCCGACCGTTGGGACGTTTGTGTTCATAAGGAGCACCGCTAGGGACAGTTGGCTGAGTCTGGTTTAAGGTAGTCGCCTCGAAAGCGACCGACTCTAACGGGTCCGGGAGTTCGAATCTCTCACTGTCCGCAGATGGCATCTTCCTAGGTAAGGTGCGATTCGGTTTCAAGTCCAATGCGAGAGGCTTGTTGGTACCGCCGTTTGATCTCGCACATGGTTCCTATCGCTCTTGTGGGAGTGTTAGTCGCGCGTGGTTTTCTGGCTCTCTTGACCATGCGTGGTGAGATGCCGGTTCGAATCCGGCTGGGGACCCTTTGAGGGTGGATGAATCCCGGAATATAGTGTGTTGCGTTTGGATTGTCCGTGAGATTTTGTTCATCCTCGTTTCTTGTGCCGGTCCCATCCGGTGCCGCCTATATGGCTGCGCCATTTGTTTTTTTGGGGCTGACTTGCAATCCTGTTGGCACAGCCTTTTGGTTGTCGGGTTCGATTCCCGAGGTTTGCTCTAGGTTTCATGGGGGTAGCTGCCTGTGAGATCGATGGTATTGCTCGAATATCCCCGCTGGAACATGTGGGGGATAAGAGGCTCCCTGCCTTAATCAGGTGGTTGATGACCGAAGGGGAGGCACGGCCAAACGGGTGCATATATACATACACGTTCCTTGCCGTTGGTGGTAAAGCCCATTCCACCATGCCGAACGTCCTGACGACTTGGACGTTAACTAAGTCGGTATATGGCATTGGTGCAACTGGTAGCATGGCGGTCTCCAAAACCGTCGATGTTGGTTCGAGTCCAACATGCTGTGCTCAGCCTACCCACAGGTTGTGGGAAAGGTCTTCGGAGTCGTCTTGCGGCGGCTCTAGTTTCAGCTGACCCGCCTAGTCTGCGGGAACAGTCTCCTGAGCCGTTGCGGCGGCTCTTGCATTTTGGATGCTTGGCAGAGTGGCTTATTGCACCACCTCGCTAAGGTGGCGACCGGGAACGGTCCGGGGGTTCGACTCCCTCAGCATCCGCGCGCCGTGGCTGGCGGTAAAAAGCCATTTTTGCCATTGGATTTCCTTATGGCGGTTTGGGTTAGATGACGGGCAATCCCCATGTTTTTGGTGAGTGTGGCATGGGGATTGCCTGTTTTCTTTTGCTTTGGTGGCGGAATGGTAGACGCGGCGCACTCAAAATGCGTTGTCCTGTGACGTGAGGGTTCGATTCCCTCCTGAAGCACTGAGGAGTGGTGATGACCAACGATTGGAATAAGTCGCATCGTAAGGAACGGTTCAATCCGGGTTGGGAGCGGACGCGTCGTGAGGTGTTGGATTATTACGGGTGGCGTTGCCAGTATCCGGTGATCGGTGATGATGGCGTGTTGCGTCCGTGTGGCGCTCATGCGAATGAGGTCGATCATATCGTTCGTGCCGAGGATGGTCGGCCTGATGATGATTCTTGGGATAATCTTCAGGTTCTTTGTCGTGCTCATCATTCTTACAAGACTGGTTTGGAGTCGGCTGACGCGCGGCGAAGGAAGAGGGTTGAACGTGAGGAGGCTCGTTGGTACAGGCATCCCGCGTTCGGTTAGCTGAGGGTGAGTGCAATGTGAATGGGTGTGATGGGCCTGTTCATGCTCATGGGATGTGTAGGTCTCATTATGATCGTTGGCGGCGTAGTGGCAGTGGTGCCCGTAAGCGTCGTATGAGTCGTGCGTGTTTGGCGTGTGGCTCTTTTTTTGAGACTGAGCGTCGGGACAAGGCTTTTTGTTCGGCTCGTTGTCGTAAGCGTTTCCAGCGTTTGAAGGCTGAGGGTGCGGCTCCTAATCGTACTCCGCAGCCGTTGAAGTCGGTGTTGTGGGAGCCTCGGTCGAATGCCCGTGTGGGGCGGCGCGGGAGTGTTCCTACTGGTTTTTGGACTGCCGAGGACGAGTGGAACGCGTGTTCTCATACGTGTCCGGTTTGTGAGTTGCCGCTTGACCGGTCGGTTGATGTTTTGAGTGATGATTTTCCGGTTGGCGCTTGGCGTGTGCCGTTGGAGCAGGGTGGTGAAAACTCGTTGGCTAATCGGATTGTCGTTCATCGCAGGTGCGCGTAGTGCCGTAACGGGCTTCGCGCTTGTCGTCCCGTAATGGGGCTTTGCGGGGAGTGATGTTATGGGCAGGAAGACGAGTGATTCCGGTAATCAGGTTTTGGAGATTCCTGATGGGAAGTTGGGGCCTGATTTGCCTCCGGCTAACCAGATTTTCCCCAAGGGTGGGGAGTGGTTGCCGTTGGTTGCTCATTGGTATGAGGAGTATCGGCGTAGTCCGAATGCTTCGATGTTGCGTTCGGCTCCTTCCTGGATGGCCGTCCAGTTGGGTTTCGCGACGATCAATGAGATGCTTTCGACTCGTCGTTATGCGACGTTGATGCCGGTCGTGCGCCAGTTGTTTGACGAGTTGGGTTGGACTCCGGCTTCGATGCGTGCGTTGAAGTTCGATGTTCCGGAGGCTGACGACCATGCCGCTTCGGATGGGTCGAATCATGCTGTGATTCAGGATATCGATGCTTGGCGTCGCAAGATCGAGGCGGCTGGCTGACATGCATTTGATGATTCCTAACCTGACTTATGAGGATAGGCGTAGGAGTCTTGGACGTTTGGCGTTGTGGTGGGTTGAGACGTTCAGTCTCATCGGTCGCGGTGGTGCGACCGGTAAGCCTGTCACTCATAGTCCTGAGTATATCCAGTTCTATTTGAACGCCTATGCGTTGAAGCCGGATGGTCGGCGCAGGTTCAATCGTGTGAGCTTGTGGCGTCCGAAGGGTTGCAACAAGAGTGGCTTGGGTAATGATCTGGCCTTGTTCGAGGCTTTTGGCCCGTGTCGTTTCGACCATTGGGCTAAGCCGGGTGAGACGTATACGTTTCTTGGTCAGACTTACTATTATCTGCCGGGCGAGCCTGTTGGCCGTCCTGTCCAGCGTCCTGAGATTCTGTGTTTGGCTACGTCCGAGGACCAGTCGGGCAATATCTTCGATTCGATTTACTATAACTGCACTTCCGGCCCGTTGGCCCAGTTGCAGGGTTTCGGCATGGAGGTCACGAAGACCCGTATCGGCTTGCCGGAGGGTGGGGAGATTATTCCCACGACTTCCGGCGATGCGTCGAAGGATGGTGGTCTTGAGACTTTCGCGTTGATGGATGAGGTGCATCTGTATACGCTGCCGAAGCATCATTCGATGTATAAGACGGTTCAGCGTAATCTTCCGAAGCGTTCGTTGGATGCCGACCCTTGGGTGTTGGAGATGACGACGTATTTCCGTCCGGGTCAGAACAGTGTGGCGGAGAACACGTTGAAGATCGCGGAGGATATTCAGGCTGGCCGTTCCAAGCATTATAAGGGCTTGTATTTCGACTATCGGTATTCGACGCTTCCTATCGAGGATTTTCCTGATGAGAAGAAGCTTGAGCACGCGTTGTATGAGTCGTATGGTTCTGCCGCCCATTCGGATGATGGTAAGGATTACATCATTCTTCCTGATGGGCGCATCGAGGCCGTTGATGCCGATGGTTATTCGGTTGAGGGGTTCTCGCTTCGTGATGATGGTGTCGAGCCGGGGCCGTCGAAGGATGGTTGGGTTGACATTCATGGTCTGATGGGGCAGATCTACCAGCCTGATTCGGACCCGAATGATTCGATTCGTTATTATTTGAACTCTCGTGCGTCGAGTGAGGATTCGTGGCTTACGGAGCCTGCGATCCAATCGCATTTGGCTTACAGGGATTTGTATGGCCGTGCTGTCGGCTCGTCGTCTCGTTTGGATGGGGTCTGGAAGGATTTCATTGACGAGGATGAGGAGATCACGCTTGGGTTCGATGGTTCGATTCGTAATGATTCGACCGCGTTGGTTGGCTGTCGCGTGTCCGATGGTTTGCTGTTTCTTATCAAGTTGCAGCAGCGTCCTGATAATGCGGACCCTGATTGGCGTGTTGACCGTGATGGTTTCGATGCCGCCGTGCGTCGTATGTTCGAGAATTACAATGTCATCGGCTGTTTCGCTGATGCGCATTTCTTCGAGTCGATGATTGGCGGCTGGGAGGCTGAGTATGGGCGTGGCATGAAGGTGTTCGCCCGTGGACAGTCTTCGATGATGAAGTTTTGGACGAATAACTGGTCGCAGGATATGTATCGTGCGTTGCAGTGCGCTCATTCGTCGTTTGAGTATGCTCCCGAGCCTGTTGAGGATGGGGAGCCTGACCCGAATAATATTCTTTTGTGTGCCGACCCGCGTCTTGTGTCGCATTTCCGTAATGCGAAGCGGCGTGAGAAGAGTTGGGGTTATCAGATTCATAAGGAGACGCCTAAGAGTCCGCACAAGATCGATGCGTGCATGGCTGGCGTTTTGGCTTATGCGGCGCGTGAGAAGTATTTGGGCCAGTTCGAGGATGAGACTCCGCAGCGGGTGATGCCGCAGCGGGTCTGGTGATTTTGGGGTGTTCGTATGGCTTCCACATCTTCTGATATGCAGAGTCTTGTTACTGGTGATGACGAGCCTGGTGGTGATGGTCTGGCGTTGACGCGTCTTGCGACGCGTTTGCAGAATCGTATTCCTGACCTGTGTGTGTTGAAGACGTTTTATGACGGTCGTGAGACGGTTCCGTTGCAGTCCGTGCCGAAGGCGGCGACCACTACGGCCAGTGCCGTGTATAGGCGTTTTGTGGATATCTGCCCGTTGAATCTGGCCCATACGATTGCGGATGCGGTAATCACGTCGCAGCATCCTACCGGTTTTCGTCTTGTCGCCGATAAGACGATGCGGAGCACGGATGCGGATGACATGTGGGATAAGTGTGGCATGGATGTCCGTTCGTTGAACATGTTCATGGATGCGGCGATTTACGGTGCCGCGTATGCGATGGTTCTCGGCAAGGAGAATCCTTCGTATATCCAACGGTTGAGTCCGTGGAGCACGGTTGTGTCCGACGACAAGGATTCGGCTGTGGTGTATGGGTGGTCCGAGGAAGAGCAGATCGAACGGTTGACTTTGTATCGCATCGTCCGTAATGATGACGGTGAGATTCAGAGCGTCTATTCGCGTACCGCGAAGCATGAGGTCAAGTCGCGCACGTTGCCTTCCGATTCGGTCGATGACGAGGATACCGTGTATGACCTTGCCAACGACGATTCGAAGAAGCGTCCAGAGTTCGAGGCGCAGTTCGAGTGGGAGGGCCAGTCTTCCGGCGATGATTGGAAGTTCGCCCTTGATTGCGGGTGTCTTCCTATCGTGCAGTTGACCACTCCTAACGGCAAGGGCCAGTTCGAGGCTTCCTTGAAGACGTTGAGGGCCATCGACCAGCAGCGTTTTCAACGGTTCTGCATTCAGGAGATGCAGGCGTTCAAGCAGCGTTGGGTGTCGGGCGACATGCCTGAGTATTACCAGAAGGGCGACCCTGCGGTCAAGGCCGGTAAGGCTCAGGCCGGTGACAAGATCGACTATTCGGAACTGTTCGAGATGGGTCCCGCCGCGCTGTGGCTGCTTCCCGCCGATGCGAAGATCGGCGAATCGTCCATTACGGATATCACGCCGATTGTGAATGCGGCCGCTTCCGATGTGAAGCTTCTGGCAGGTGCCACTGGCACTCCGTTGTCGATTCTTTCGCCTGATGTGGCTGGTTCCGCCGAGGGTGCGAAGCTGACGACCCGTATGCTGCGGTTGAAGGTCCGTGACATGAACATGAGGGCCAATGACGCTTTCGTGCTCCTGTTGAAGATGGCGTTGACCGCTTCCGGCAGCAATGCTTCGGAGGAGCGTTTCGAGACGACTTGGGAGCCGTTGGAGCTTCCATCCGAGTTGGAGCAGTGTCAGGCGGCGGCTCAGGTGAAGGGTGTTCTTCCGTTGAAGACCATCGCCCGTCGCTATCTGCATATGACCGAGACGGAGATCGCGGAGATGATTCAGGATGCCCAGGATACGAGTTTCCTGAATGCCATGGCGCGGCAGAACGCGGCTTTGGATTCGTCGGCGAAGCAGACTGATGCGACGATGAATGATTCGTATCTGGGTGACGGGTCCGGTCTGGATTCGTTCTCCACCGGCTCTGGATCGGATTCGATGTCGTCCGATGGGTCGTCGTCGGATGGTTCGTCCGACGTTATGGGGGTCTGATGGCCGATAGCGCGTTGGCTGCTGTTCAGGCGTTGGATGACCAGCGGTTGAAGCTGGTTGACGAGTTCGTCCGCAGGGCTTGGAACATGTGGCGTAGCCTGACTCCTTCAGACTGGTGGAATGATGCGGTGGCCGAGGGCGCGGCTGCTTATGTGACGCAGCAGCATATCGCGTTCGTGAAGGCCATGCGCCAGCAGGGCATCTCGTATGCGGATACGATGCTGCGTCTGGCCGGTGTGAACGGTTTGGGGGATATCCCGCAATATGAGGTCGTTCGCGCCAACACGGACCCGTGGCAGGTCGCCATGAGGGTCGCGGACGAGTATCGCACTCAGGCCGTGAAGAATCCTGGGATTCGACCTGCTACGTGGGATGAGATTCTGAAGGATGCCGACCAGTCCGCCGCCAACCATGTGAAGGCTTGGCTGATGGCCGCGAAGGTCCAATTGGACACGAACGCGGTGACCGATGGGTATGTCGCCCAGAATCGTGCCATCCAGTCGCGTTACCGGAGTTCCGGTGTCGGACGGTATCGGCGTGTGATTCATCCCGAACTGTCGAAGACTGGTTCGTGTGGTTTGTGTGTGGTCGCCGCCACGAACACGTTCACAAGGGCTGATTTAATGCCCATGCACAACAGGTGCAAGTGCACAATTTCTCCGATTACCGCATCGAATGATCCCGGGTTGAAATTGAACTCGGATGATTTGATGACGATATACAAGGCCGCTGGCAAAACGTCGGGCCATGATTATTCCACGAGCGCGACGGATTTGACGAAGCTTCGCGTGAAGGTCGTCAACAACAGCGAGCTTGGGCCTGTGCTGCTTCGCAAGGATGCTCCGGTGAATGGGAACGCGCCGGAATGGCACCTGCCTGACATGAGGATGACCCGCGCCCAGATGGAGCGCATGTGCGCCCGTGCGACCGAGTTCAACGCCCGATACGAGGAATTGCTGAATGGCAACAAGGATTCGGTTCGATTCCGGTTCGATGGGCGTTCGTATGAGTTCAAAAAGACAGTCCACACTAAACAGGCTTGGCAGTATGTGCGGAGCCTGTTGGCTTATTCTCGCGGTTTTTTGGGACTGGCCGCTTAAATATTAAGGAGATTTGGTCTTATGGCCTCTCAGGATAATGAAGTCGAATCCGAAAAGGACAAGACTGTTGGGCAGGCCGGAACGGTCGAGGATGCCGTGAAGGATGCTCAGACCACTCTGGTTGACGAACCCGCCGTCGAGCATGACGCTCCGGCTGATGATAAGGGTTCCGATGATTCTTCCAAGCCGTCCGATAATGACGAGCTTGCCAAATGGAAGGCTATGAGCCGTAAGAACGAAGACCGTGCTTCGGCCAATTACAAGGCTTTCCAGTCCGCTGATGCGGAGCTTAAGGCCGCGAAGACGCAGATTGCGCGTCTTGAGGCCAAGGCTAAGTATCCGCAGATCACGGACGCTGTTCTTTCCGACCTCTGCCCCGCAACGGAGCCGGAGGCCATCGCGTCGTGGGCTGAGAAGTATGCGGCGTACAACCCGATTGACACTTCCAAGGTGGAGAGGAAACCGCAGCAGACTGAGGATGCTTTGGCCCGCAAGGTAGCCATGCAGGCCGAGTTCCCGTCCGGCACCTCGCATCCGAAACGTCAGCCGGGCGACGCTTACAAGCGTGTGATGGAACGTCAGAAGGCACGTAAGCGCAGCAAGTAGTTTCCTACTGATTCTTTGAAAGGATTGAGCGTATGACTCAAGAGATGGCTCATTTCTCCGGTATCGTCACCGTTGAGGAGGACAATTCCTGGCGTTATGGCGAGAAGAACACCAATGATTCGGTGTCCGTCACCATCGTGCCTGAATTGTTCAAGACCGCAGACAACAAGTATCTGACCGGCGTGGGTCCGAAGGCCACGACCGTTTACATTCGTTCCGGCATTCCGCTGGCGAAGATCACTTCCGGCGCGAACGTCGGCTCGTATGGTCCGTATGACAAGCAGGCCACCGATGGCCGTCAGACCAAGATCGCCGGTCTGCTTGAATCCATGGTGTCCGTGAACATCAACCTGTCCGGCTGGGATGTGGACGACCCGCTCGTAGGCATGACCTATCGTGGCGACATCGTGGCCTCGAAGCTTCCGGTGAAGCCGGAGTCCGGTGCCGTGTGGGGCGGCGAGTTCTACGACGTTGAGGATGACGTTGTGACGCCGTTGTCAGCCTCGACCGCCTCGACCGGCGCGACCATCACCGCGATCAAGCTGACCAAGGATGGCACCAATGCCATCAATGGTGGCACAGCCACCCTCTCCAACGGTAAGACCGTGAACATCACAGTTTCCTGATTGACGGTCTTTTACTTCTAAACATTTTGTGAAACCCACCCATCGCGGTGGGTTTTTGCGTATCTAAGGAGTTTTTCTTGGCTATTGACAAGACTATTATCCCGCCGTCCGAGGCGACCGAGGTCGCTCAAGCGGGACATGACTATGTGAACAGCATCCTTCCGTTGTCGAACATCTTCCCGGTCACCTCCAACGGTGGCGACTGGACCGCTTCGTGGACTCCGGTCATTCCGAAGTCGAAAACCCGTGCGATGAAGCATCGTGCGTTGGATGCCGAGATCGGGCATACCAAGTCCGAGACCTCGACCGCTGAGATTCATGCCGGCCTGTTGCCGTTGTCCGGTATGGACCATATCTCCGAGCGTGATATCGCCAAGCATCAAGACGATACCGCCTATATCCACGATAAGGCCGAGGCGAAGTTCGAGGCTCTGGGCCAGCAGGCCGGTGTGACCGAGGAGTTGGAGCGTTTGCAGTGCTTGGTGACCGGCAAGGTGGTCATCAAGGAGAACGGCGTCAATGTGACGTATTCGTTCCAGCGTCCGAGCAACCAGCAGAATGTGAAGCCTACCACCACTTGGGATAACGACAAGTCGAATCCGTGCGACGACATCGAAGCGTGGGTGAAGATCATGCGCAAGGCTTACGGTCGTAAGCCGCACGCCGTCGCCACCACCGGTGCGGTCATCGATGCCATGCGTACCAACGAGTTCTTCCGTACGCAGGTGTCCGGCATGGATTTGGAGCATTCGAAGACCAAGCTGTCCCGTCAGGATGTGTTGGACGTGCTTCGTGCGCAGTCCGGCATCACCGACGTGCTTCTGGTCGATGAGGCTTACGAGGATTTGAAGCTCGACAACACCTTCGACATGGATGCCGATGTTTCCACCGCGTTCCCGGACAAGACCTTCATCCTGCTTCCGTCGTTCAACGATTCGTCTCTTGGCGCTACCCTGTCCGGTCCTACCGCAGAGGCCCAGAACTCCGAGTACGAGATCAACAAGAGCGTGAACGATGGTCTTATCGGCGCTATGTTGTCGCATCAGGCTCCGTTGAACTACGACATTTGGGTCAACGGCAATTATCTGCCGATTCTGAAGGAGGCCGTCTCGACCTTCAAGGCGGACGTGCTGGGCGAGTAGCCCTCTTGAAGCTTAGGGGGTTTCGCTGATGTCGAATGGTGTTACCGATGCCGTCGATTGGGTGGAATGCTTGGAGCTTCATTGCCTTCCCGACGCCGACGTGTTGAAACGGTATCCGAACGCTTGGCTCACGTATATGTGCCATCGTGCGGAGACCGTGGCGTCCACTTCGAGCACGAACTGCTTGCCACGGTTGAAGTCTGGCGACCTTGACCTTGAGGATTACGAGTTCGTCATCTGTTCTATGGTGTGGCGCGTCATCCGCTATTCGGATATCAAGACCGAATCGAACGGCACGTACCAGTTCACGCGTTTCGACCCGCAGGACAATCCGCCAGGCAAGGATGCGTCGCCGAATCTGTATCTGTCGAAAAGGGAGAAGCAGATTCTTGACGGCTATGCGAATGGGCGCGGTCCTATCGGAACCGTTGGCGTCGGTGTGAACCGTATCTATGGAATGTGATGCCTATGTCTCGTGAAACATGGGATTTGGGGCATCCTTACGATAAGTCCGGTTCCGATGCCGTTGTGGAGCATCCTTACAAGGATGTCACGGTGCCTTGGGTGAAGCCTGATTCGATTCTGTATCGGGACAAGGTGATCGTCGTATTGTACACGGTCCGTCGTGGGCCTCATGGCACGACGTATGTGCCCGGCAAGGCTTACTGGTGCTGGTGTTCCGTCGAGGGCCGCGAGCAGCAGGCTGGCATGTTTTCCATTTCCGGTGCCGAGGATAAGTCGCCGCAGACTTGGGGCGGTTTGCGTGAGGTCACGCCGTCTCAGGTCGCTGCCGTGGAATGGCATGGCGATATCCATACGGAGGTCTGGTATCAGGGCGACTGCTACGACGTTGACGGCGCTCCGACGTTCCGTCAGCATGGCGAGGTTCCACACTATGAGATGCATATTCGGCGTAACGCCGACTATTCGCAGATTCCTGTGGGGTTGCGTCCGAAGCCTCCTGAACCGGACCCTGACGACCATGTGTGGGGTGAGGCCGATGGCAAGAGTTTTCATTGACCGTGATCTGAGTACGAAGGTGGCCGAATGGTTCGGCCCGCAGGCCACGTCGGAGAAGGCCGACGAGGTGCTTGCGGATGCGAGGATGCTTGCGACCGTGCGCGCCGAGGGCCGCGACCCGGGTATTCCGGTCGCGAAGGACCTGAGTCTTGAGAAGCGTTACCACGGCATCGACACCGACGTGTGCCTTGACGTGGAGGGGCGTGACGGGTCGAACGTGGCCGTCGAACACGAGTGGGGCGCATGGAACGTGCAGCGCCGCCATTGGGTCGAGGGCCATCATGTGATGCGTGACGCGGCCCGTATGAACGGTGGTGTCTGATGCCGCTGATTCAGCCTGATTACGAGCGTTACCCGCAGGAGCGTCCGATGGTTGACTTCGATTCGCTCGTGTACACGCTCCTGACAGCCGGTTTCACGGACAATGCGGATTGGCCTGACGTGCATGTGCTCAACGAGGTCGATGTGGATGTCGATGCGTGGGCTTCGTTCTCGAACATCGTGTTGTTCCATTCGAACGCGCCGACCATGGCTACCGGCAATCATTCGACCGGCGTGTGGGATTGCGATATCGACATCATCGTCGCCACGAACGACGCCGACCGCTCTTTCGGCTTGGCGCAGGAAGTGTACCAGCAGATCATGCAGTGGCCGCGTTACGGACGTACCGATTATGGCCGTGTGATTCGGATTGTCGGCAATCCCGGTTTTGGCAAGAGCGCCGGTGGCAAGCAGGCCACGGGCAAGAAGGTGAAGCAGTATTCCGCTTCCTCGTTCACCGTCCGCGCGGAGGATTCGCTTCGCGTTGGATGATTTTCCGTTTTTTCGTTTTCAAGCCTCGCCTCGTGCGGGGCTTTTCTTTTAAGGAGATATGAGATGGCGTTTAATGACGACGCTACTTTGATTGCCACTTACGGCACTTTGTTCTACGCTCCGGTCGGAACCGCTCTTCCGGCTTCCGGCGCTAAGGCGTTCCGGTTGAACTCGGACACCATTCCAGCGGGCAGTGGTGGTGGCACTTGGAAGAATCTGGGGCATACTTCCACCGACAACAAGATTTCGTTCTCGTTCGATGGCGGCGACGCGACCACGCATAGTTCGTGGGCACGTAAGAACCTGCGCACCACTTACGCCGATTCGACCTGCACCATCACCGCGAAGTCGTTGCAGTTGGATGGCGACACTCTGAAGCTGATCTACAACGGCAATGACGAGGAAGGCGGCGTCGGCGTGGACATCACCAAGAAGCCGCAGACGTTCAGCCTGTTCCTGTTGGCTCAGGAGTCCGCAGATGATGATTCGGACATCCGTTTCGGCGCTTTGTTCCGCAAGGTTTCCGTGACCTTCGATGGCGGTCCTGATTTCTCTGGCGATGATTTCGTTGAGCAGGGCATGACCGGCGAGGTAGAGACTGTCACCGGCAAGAAGCCGATTGTGTTCTTCGAGGCTTCGAAGATGAAGCAGTCCTGATCGAGGCTGTTTCCTCTTCGCTCTGACGCCGGACCCCTGTTTCTCCTATCCGGGGGTTTCGGTCTTTTCCCGTTCTTCGTTGACGGAAGATAGGAGATTTTCAATGCTTTCAGATAGGAGAAAACATGGTTGACAAGACCGTTGAAGAGAATACCGCCGCCGAGTCCGATGATTTCCGTATCCCGGAGACTTGGACGGAACTGTGTGAGAACGAGCCGCTGTTCTCGCTTCTGCCGCCTCTGGCCCCTGCGGAACGCCTCTCGTTCAAGCAGTCCGCACAACTGCGCAAACTGTCCAGCATGGCCGGTTTCACGCTCAACGCCGACATCAACGGCCCCGAAGCCAATTCCCTGGACGACATCGAGGCGAAGATCGACGAGCGTATGGAGTTCGTCGGCACGGCTTTGGATTGGGTCAAGTCGATGACCGACGAGCCGGACAAGGTTGACGAGTGGACGACCGGCATCGGATTGGATGAACTGTTCTGGCTCATCGAGGCGATTCTCATGTTCTACACGGACCAACTGGGAAAATCGATCGCTTCGAAGCGCAAGTCCGCTTCCACCCGGTCGAACTGACTTCCGACTTCCAACGTTTCTATGGTCTGGACATAACTGGCGCGAGGCTGAATCCCACTCGCGCCGAACGCCTCACGGCGGGGCTGATGGCACTGCCTGACAGCCTGTACAGGGCGCGGATATTGGAGGATGAGCCTCCAAACACGTCCGATGAATCCAAGACAGACAAGCCGACCGTACTGCCATGGCTTGGATGGGATTCGAAGACGATGGTCGCCGTTGAGGTTCGCAACATGATGAACGCGGTGATCACCGCGAAATACGGGGGCAAGAATGCCAAACCGCATCCACTGCTCCCTCCCGGCGCTGACAAGGAGCCGCCTCGCCGGGAGAACGAAGGTACAGCGGAGAACTTCGAACGCATGTTCACGAAGTTCCACATGACCTGATTCCGAACAAACCCCCACATTCCCGTGGGGGTTTTCTATTTCCGTCTTTCTTTCTGGGGGTTGCCTATGGCTGGCGAGCATCGCGCCGGTACGGTCGTCGTTCGTGTCACTGCGGATACGAAGGGTTTCCGCCGTCAGGTCGAGGAGGCCGCACGTGGCATAAACGACCTCGACGTGAACGCGGTATTCGAACCTGACACCGCCCAGCTCGAACGCGCCTACCGCGAATGGAACGGCAAGAACGCCTCCATACAGTTCAATTTCAAACCCAATACGAAGAACATCGACCCGTGGATGAAACGGTTCGAACAGCAGGAGGAGCGCCTTCGTCGCGGACTCTCGCTCAAACCGGACTTCGATTCGTCCAAATTGAGCCGGAGCCTGTCCGAGTTCAATTCCCGCACCAACACGGCCCTCCGTGGCAACGGGCTGCTGAACTCGAAGCTGATCGAAAAGAACCTCGACCAGACGGTCAGGGCGTTCGACGCCAAAGGCCGCGAGATGGCCGACACATCCTTCTTCAAGAAGTCGGCCCTCCAAAAAACCGAACAGCTTTCGTTCGCGACAAGCCTCGACAAGACCGTCGATAAATACCGCGAGAAGAAGATGGACCTGTACCAGCAGGTCCGTGGACTCATCAAAGGCAACAAACACCTCTCCAACGAGCAGATACGCCAATTCGAGAAACTGTCCAACCGAATCGTCAAAACCCGCAACGACATTCGCGGACTGAAAGGCGACCTCGCCAAGGCCACCCGCGAAGTCGAACGCCTCGACGCGCAACGCCTTGAGACGAAGACGCAGAAGCTCCCGACATCCGACCTATGGAAACAGGAACGCGAAGCCGCGAAGCAGGCCACGGCAACCAACAAGGCGATCGCGGGTCAGGAGAAGGAGCTTGGCAGGCTTCGTAAGGCGCAGTCGTCGCTTGTGGACATCGCGTCCGATGGTGATGCGAAGCGTGTATCGAAGATGACCCGTCAGGTGCGTGCCCTTGAGGAGAGCATCGTCACCGCTGGCAATTCGCTGTCGAACTTCTCCAAGGCCCGTGACACGGCTTTGGGACTGCATCAGAAGCAGGAGACGTATGCCGACTGGTTCAAGGGCCAGCAGGTCGCGTCGTCGCGTTTCGCGAAGGAGATCGAGGCGCAGCAGGCCGAGATGGCCCGCGAGTCGAAGAAGGCTAGGGACGAGTGGTCCCGTCCGGTTGACTCCACGGCCACCGCCCGCGAGCAGTTCGCGGAGTCGCGGCGTGAGGCCGAGAACCTTATCGACACGTATCGTGGCGTGCGCAAGGAGCTTGAGTCCGACGTGTCCGCCATGAAGCGGAACAATCGGAACTGGTTCGACCTTGACGAGTACAAGCGTACCGTCAAGATGCTTGGCGAGATCGACGACCGTATCGAGAAGCTGAAGAAGAGTCCGGTCACGAAGGCGACCCGTCTTGAGGGTTCCGATTTCCAGAAGCGGCTCGCCGACCTGTATTCGATGAACGGCGTCCGTAACCGTCAGGATATCCGTCTGCGGTTCGTCGCTGAGAATCTGCGTGAGGTCAAGTCGAAGATCGAGGCGTTCAAACGTCGCGGCGTCGATGTTCCGGTCGCGTTGAAGGCCGAACTGCGGGAGATGTACCGGCAGCTGGCTTATTACCAGCGTCTTCTGAAGGATAATCCGAAGGCGCGGGTGAAGGTCGATGTCGAAGGTGATTTCGCCCGTCTGAACCGTGATATCGAACGGTTCGAGTCGCAGCGTGTGAAGGTCGAGTTCTATGAGGATGGTGCTGACGAGATACGTCGCGCCATGCGGGAGCTTGAGCATAAGAGGCTTGATGTTCCGGTCGCGTTGAAGGCCGAGTATTCGAACGTCGAAGCTGAGATGCGCCGGTATGCGGAGAAGCTGAAGTCCAATCCCGATGCGGAGATTCCGGCGAAGCTCCATATCGACAAGAAGCACGCCGAGGAGGAGCTGAAGAGGTTCCAAGAAAAGAACGACACCCTTGATATGGATGTCGATCTTGAGACCGCTTTGGCACGCGCCCATCTCGCGTATTTCACTCGCCCACGCACGATTGACATCTTCGCCAAGTTCCATGGAACTGACATCGGCAAGATTCTCAACGGCATGACGTATGGCGCGTCCGGCTTGAAGGGTGTCGAGAACCAGTTCCAGAATCTTGTGAACCTGTTCGACACGTTGGACAAGAAGGTTCCACGTCTAGCGCTTGTCGGCACCGTATTGTCCGATATCGGCGCTGGTGCAGTGAACGTCTCCGGTACGGTCGGCGGATTAGGTAAGAGCATCGTGAGCCTTTCCAAGGCCGCTTATGCCGCTCCCGCCGCGTTGACCGGATTGGGTGCCGTGTTCGCGTCTTTCAAGATGATCTACGGCGACAAGGGCGAGACGTGGAGCAGCCAGATCGACTTCGCCGACACGAAGCTGTCCCAGCTTTCTCAGAACGTGCAGGATGCGTTCTATGGCAAGGCGAAGCCCGCCATCATGGATACGGCGAACGCGATAGGCGATTCGCTGGTGCCGGAGATGGGCACTCTCGCCAAGCATGAGGGCGAGATAGTCGAAAAGCTCATGCTCGCCGTGAAAGCGTCCTATCAGGCGAACGAGCTGCCAGCCGTCTTCGACCGTGTGAACGAGTCGATGGATAATCTCGTTCCCGGTGCCGAATCCCTGATTACCGCATTGTCCCATATCGGCATGGTCGGCGGCAAGTATCTGCCGCAGTTCACGCAATGGTTGAGCGAGGATGCGTCTTGGTTCGCCAAGTGGGCCGAGAACGTGATGAACGACTCCGACCGTGTTGACAAGGCCATGTCCGAAGTCAAGGAGCAGGCTGGTTATCTTGGCTCGTCCCTTCGCTCGTTGAAGGGTATCGCGCAAGGTGCGTTCACTCCGATTGCCCAATACCAGAATGGCATCGAGCAGTTCAGCAGCGTGTTGCAGCGTGCAGACCGTGCGATTAACTCCATGAGCGCCCAGGATACGTTGCGTGCTTGGGTGACTGGCGCTAGGGACGCCCAGAAGGGCGTGCGTGACGCTTTCGCCGATATCGGACATGCTGCGAACGAGTCGCGGAACGATCTTGCCGGTACGATGACGAATCTTGGTCAGTTGACCGGTAATTTCGTGGCCGACACCTCGAAGCTGGCTTCTGGAACTTCAGGTAGCATCCGCACGTTCTCCGGTGATGTGCGTGATGGTCTGAGCATGGTGACTTCCAGTCTCGCGTCCACGTCTCCGATGTTTTCGAGTCTTGTCCGCATGGCGGGCCAGTTGTCGAAGACGTTCGGCGGCACGCTTGCCAACTCGTTGAAGTCTGCCGCTCCCACGATTGAGGCCATCGCCAATGCGACAAGCGCGTTGAGTTACGCCTTCTCGAAGCTGCCAGCCCCAATTCAGGGCATGTTGGGCTTGTGGATGACGTTCGGTCGTGCTGGCAAGTCAGCTTGGACGGCGTTGAAGAGCGGCGCTTTGGAGAACATCCAGAGCACGATGCAGTATCAGAACACGTTGCGCCAGTTGGGTGTGACGATGGATGGCACGAAGGTCAAGGCTTCCCAGTTGATTTCCGCGATGGCTCGTCTTTCCCGTAACGAGACGACGGCTGAGGTCACAGGCGGCGCGATGGCGTATGGCAATGTGGCGGGCTTGTTCACCGGATCAGTCAAGGGTATGGAGCAGATGGGGGAGCAGGCTGAGAAGACCGCTTCCAAGGTGGCAAAGACTGGTCAGGAGGCCCGTCTTGCAGCCGAGGGGGCTGTCCTGTTGGGCAATAACGCCAGTAGTGCTGGCAAGGGTCTGCGAAGCCTGGACGACAACGCCGAACCCGTCAAGGGCAAGCTTTCCGGCTTGAAGAGCGTC